TCTCGGAGCGCACCGGCAAGCCGGACGTGCGCGGGGCCTACGGGCTGCTGGGCCGCGAGGTGATCCAGGCGCTGAAGCACCTGCAACATGCGCGCGGCAAGACCGTGATCTTCGTCGGCGTGCTGGATAAGGTCACTGACGAGTTCGGGACGGTGACCTGGCAGCCGCAGATGGAGGGCTCGAAGGCGGGACGCGAACTGCCCGGAATCGTGGACCAGGTAGTCTCGATGCAGCTGTTCGCGCGCGACGCCGAAGGTGGCTGGCAGCTCGATGAGACCGCCACCGAACGCCGTCTGGTCTGCAAGTCCGGCAATCCATGGGGCCTTCCGGCCAAGGACCGCTCCGGCCGTCTGGACATGACCGAACCGCCCGATCTCGGCGCGCTGCTCGCCCGCATCGACGGCCGCCCGGCCATTCAACCCGCATTCGCCTCCTGATCCCTGAAAGGACACATGACATGAGCTACGATCTGAACGACGCCCAGCCGCAGATGGCCCCCATCGGCGAACTGATCCCGGACGGCACCTTCGCCAAGGTGCGGCTGACCATCCGCCCCGGCGGCGTGAATGGCGCGACCCCGATGGATGCGGGCCTGCTGAAGGCGTCGCAATCCAGCGATGCCCGGATGCTCGATTGCGAGTTCACCGTGGTCGAGGGGCCCCATGCGCGGCGCAAGTTCTGGCAAAGCTTCACCGTGGCGGGCGGCAAGCTCGACGAGAAAGGCCAGTCCATCGGCTGGAAGATCTCGAAATCGACGTTTCGGGCGATGGTCGACAGCGCCCTCGGCCTTGATCCCAGGGACGAGAGCCCCGCGACCAAGGCCAAGCGGGTTCTGCCGGGGCTGCGCCATCTGGAAGGCATCATCTTTGCCGCCCGCATCATGGTGGAGCCCGCCTCCAACCCGCAGTACCGCGACCAGAATAGGATCGCCAACGTCGTTCTGCCCGACGACGCGAGCCATGCCGCGATCATGCGCGGCGAAACCATCGCGCCAGACCCCGTCAACGCCCCGCCGCGCAAGGCCGCGAGCGCGCAGGCGCCGGGCTGGCAGGCCCCGACACCGGCATGGGGCGCGCCGCAGCCATCGCCTGCGACCCCGAACCTGGGTGCGCCCCAGCAGATCCCCGGCGCACCTGCACCTGCCTGGGGCGCGCAAGCCGCCGCCCCGGCACCGACCCCGGCCCCGCAACCCGCGCCGCCGCAGCCCGCACCGGCGGCACCGGGCGCTCCCGCGATGCCAGCCTGGCTCAATGGGTGAGGCGCGGCGGACGCGGCGGTCCGGTGGGTCTGCGCAATCACCGACCGCCGAACACCATGGGGCTGGGCCGGGGAACCGGCCCATGACCCCGGACGAATGGCAGGCGCATGTCACGCGCGCCGCCGCGCTGGAGATCGGAAAATGGCTCGAGGCCCGAGGAAAACTGCACCAACCCATCGCAAGCCTTACCCTCGGCGACCTCGAGGCCATGGCGGTGAACGCCATCTCGCGCTGGATCGTCCTGCAGTCGGAACGCCTGCACCAGCAGGATTGGCCGCAAGAGGACCCGATCGCGATGCTCTTGCTCGGGTGACCATGTGCGCCGTCTGCGCGCGGGAAGCTCGGGGCTTCGGCTACGTCCACCGGCTCCGGCACGACCGTTCGTCGTTGCGATCGATCCCCCGGATCGAACGCTGGCCTGCGGCCACCACTCCTCACCCCTATCACCGCTTCTGCTCGCTCCGCTGTCAGGACGTAGGCAGCGCAATTGCCCAAAGGAACAATGGCATGATCGACAAGACCGCGCGCGAGCGCCAGGCAATCCGCGATGCGCGGGTGCTGTTTGCCGAAGCACTCACCGACCTCGGGCTCATGGAGCCCTTCTTCCACCGCACCGCCGCCGACATCGACCGCCTGATCGAGGCGGCGGTCACCGGCTACATCGACAGCATGCGGGACCAGGCCGCGCGCAGGGAGCGCACCGGCACCGTGCATGACGACGCTGTTCCATTTTAGGGGCGCGGTCATGATCGACCTCAACCACAAGTCCGGTTTCATCTACGGGACGGAAGTCCCGCGTCCGCCAATTGCCGACGCTGTCTCGGCCGCCATCGACACTGCCCTGTCTGCTCGCCACCGCGCCGAACGGCCCCGGAGCTATGTCAGTTCCTCCGGCCTCGGCCGCGACTGCCTGCGCCAGATCCAGTTCGACTATATTGGACTCCCGAAGGACGCGGGCCAGGCCTTCGCTCCCCGCACGCTGCGCATCTTCGAGGCGGGCCACCGGGCCGAGGACATCGTCGCGGGCTGGTTCCGGATCGCCGGGTTCGACCTGCGCACCGAGCGCGCCGACGGCCGCCAGTTCGGGTTCGAGGCGCTGATGGGGCGGTTCAAGGGCCATATCGACGGCTGCCTCGTCTCTGGCCCCGTCGCCATGGACTATCCCGCGCTCTGGGAGAACAAGGCGCTGGGTGCCTCCAGCTGGACGGACGTGGTCAAGCGCGGCGTCAGCCTCGCGCGGCCGGTCTATGCCGCCCAGATCGCGCTCTATCAGGCCTACATGGAGTTGCCGAACCCGGCGCTCTTCACTGCGCTGAACCGCGACACGATGGAGCTCCACACCGAGCTCGTGCCCCTCGACGCCTGCCTTGCGCAGGAGATGTCAGACCGGGCCGTTGCCGTCGTGCGCGCCTCCGGGGCGGGCGAGTGGCTGCCGCGCGCGGCGGCCGACCCGACGGCAGTGCTCTGCCGCGGTGGGATGGCTGCGGGCAAGTGGTATGCACCGTGCGCATGGGCTGGCCGGTGCTGGGGGGAGCGGACATGATCCCCGACGCTTATGAACTCAAGCGGGTCGTCCGTAGCCAGCGGGCTCGCTTCTGGTGCCCGGATCTGCTCGGAGCGGCAGAGTTCGCGCCGATCTACTTCTTCGACGATCAGGCCGCCTTCGACGGCGAGAGCGTCGATCGCGCAATGACTCGGGTGCTGACCGGTCCGATCCGACTGCCGCACCCGACCGTGATCTTCGAAGTCCGCGAACAGCTTCCGGTCCCCTCCGGCCTGATCGTCTGCGCACGCGCAGACGGCGACATCGTCGAGGCAACGTTCCTCATGCGCAAGCGCGCGCCGCGCGGCTGGACCGACTGCCTGGTGCGAATCTGGATGCTTCCGGACGGCAAGGTGGAGATCGAGGGCAATCCGGCCGAGCGGAACGACGAGACGGTCCGCGGTCATGGCGAGGTCGCCGCCGGCATCGTCTGGCGGGCGCTGACCATTCTCGGCGCATCACCGGACATCCGGGACCACAAGGTGTCGCTCGCGAAGCGCTCCCGCCTTGCCCGCGACGGGGTCCGCGGCTGGACCTGGCGTCAGGTCGCCATCGACCCCGAAAGGCTGCGCGCCGCCTCCGCAGATCTGGGCGGCACCCATGCCTCGCCGCGCTGGCATATCCGGCGCGGGCATTGGCGGCAGCTGGCCGATGGGCGGCGCGTGTTCGTGCGCGCCTGCGAAGTGGGCGACCCCGCCCGCGGCGGAGTGGTCAAGGATTATATAGTGGGGACGCACGCAGCATGACCGAGTTCACCCCTTCGTCCACGCAGGCCGCGGCGATCCGCGCGATCAAGGAGTGGTTCGAGACCCGGACCCATGAGCAGCCGGTTTTTCGCCTTTTCGGCCATGCGGGGAGCGGAAAGAGTACCGTGCTGAAGTTCGCGCTCGACGACCTCGGCCTCGCGCCGCATCGCAGCGCCAAGGACGGGCCCTGCACCCCCGGCGTCGTCACCGCCACCTTCACCGGCAAGGCCGCACTGGTCTTGACCCGCAAGGGCACGCCCGCGCGCACCATCCACAGCCTGATCTATTCGGTGATCGAAGCCACCGAAGAGGAGGTCGAGGCCGCGGCGAAGAAGGTTCAGGAGGCGGAAGCCGCCGCCCGCAAGCTCGCGGGCTTCGAGCGCACCGCCGCCGAGGCCGGGATCGAGGCCATGCGCCAGGCGCTCTCGGCCATGAAGCACCCGCGCTTCGCGCTCAATCCGCAGAGCGATGCCGCCGATGCCCGGCTCATCGTTCTCGACGAGGTCTCCATGGTCGGCGAGGAGATGGCGCGCGATCTGCTGAGCTTCGGCAAGCCGATCCTCGTGCTCGGCGATCCCGGCCAGCTTCCTCCCATCAAGGGCGAAGGCGCCTTCACCCGCGACGCGCCCGACGTCATGCTGACCGAGATCCACCGCCAGGCGGCCGAGAGCGCCATCATCCGCCTTGCCACCATGGCGCGGATGGGCGAGCCCATCGGCTTTGGCACCTTTGATGCCCATGTGGCCAAGCTCCGCAAGGGCGACATCACGCCCGCGCAGGCACTCCGCGGCGGCCAGCTCATCTGCGGCATGAACGCGACGCGGCTGCAGCTCAACAACGCCATGCGCGCCGCGGCAGGGTTCGGCGGGACGTGGCTGCCCACGGGCCCGGCCGAGAAGATCATCTGCCTGAAGAACCAGAACGATCTCGGGCTGATCAACGGCATGTTCGTCACGCTGGAGGACATCGTCGACGAGGGCAGCCTCTACTTCTCCGCCGTGGTCACGACCGAAGACGGGCGCCGGGTCGGCCCCATGAACGGAAAACGCCCCGGGCGGCTGCGCCTCTACAAGGGGCATTTCGAGGATCATGTCGCGCTCGATCGCTCGCGCCACGACCGCGACTGGCGCGAGAAGAAGCTGCTGACCGAGGCGACCTTCGGCTGGGCGATCACGGCGCACAAGGCGCAGGGCTCGCAGTGGGAGAACGTCATCGTCTGGGACGACGGGCTCGGCCGCACCGATCTCGACCGCCGCCGCTGGCTCTATACCGCGATCACCCGGGCCGAGCGCGGCCTCGTGCTGCTGGCCTGAGGGCGCGCGATGATCGACCTGAACGACGTCGACGCGTCCTCGCCCCGCCATGACCTGGCGGCGGTGCGCGACCGGCTGTCCGTCACGGCCGCCGACTGGCTGCCGGGGCTGTTCCCCGAGGCGCAACTGGCCCATGACCGGCGCGCGCTCCGCTGCGCCGATCTCTCCGGCCGGGCTCCGCGCAAGGAAGGATCCTGCACCATCCATCTCGACGGTCCCTATGCGGGCTGGGGCTTCGATTACGCCACCGGCGAGCGCGCGGGTCCGATTGACCTGATCGCGCAGGCCACCGGGCTCTGCGATGCGGCGCTCTTCGATGAGGCCGCGCGTATCGCCGGGATCGACAGTCCAGCGCCGAGGCCCGTGCCCCGTCCGAGGCCCGACCATTCCGCCGAGATCGCGAGACTGGTTGCAGGCGCCGTGCCGCTCGCCGGCACTGTGGGTGTGTCCTATCTCCGCGCCCGGAGTCTGACCGATCCCGGGTCGCCCGATCTCCTGTTCCACCCCGACCTGCCGGATTTCGACAGCCGCCGCGGCTGGCCCGGTCTGATCGCGCTGCCCCGCCTCGGGAACGGCGAGCGCGCGCCCGGCATCCACCGGACCTTTCTGCTGGATGATGGCAGCGCCAAGGCCGCTGCGGGCAAGAAGATGCTGGGCTCCGTCGCGGACGCCGCCGTCCGGCTGTTCCCGCTCCCAGAGGACGGCCATATCGGCGTGGCGGAGGGCATCGAGACCGCGCTGGCGGCACATGCCCTGTTTGGCAACGCCGTCTGGGCCGCGCTCTCGGCCGACGGCATGGCGCGGTTCCGCTGGCCCGAGGGTACGACGCGCGTTACCATCTACGCCGATGCGGGCGACGCCGGGCGTCAGGCCGCCGCCACGCTCGCGGACCGGCTGAACCGGGCCGACATCCCGAACGAGATCGTGCTGCCGCTCCACGGCGATGATTTCAACGATGACCTGTCGCGCGGGGCACGGGCCGAAGATTACGCGGGTCGAGCCGCCGCATCTTCATCGATTGGCGCCACAGCAGAGGCCGACATCACGCCCGTCGTCCCTGCTGCCGACGATGCCGACACGCTGCTCTCCGCCGCCGACGCCTTGACCAACCCGCTAGACATCGCCGCCCTCGGCCAGCTTCTCGGCCGCGCCGCGCTGGCCCGGCTCGATCCGCTGCCCGAACGCCAGATCCTCGCCCGGATCAAGACCACCACCGGCATTTCCATGTCGATCCTGGAAAAGCAGCTTGCCGAACTGCGCCGTCGCGTGAACGTCACCGGCGATCCGAACGCGCGTATTCCCAAGCCCCGCTGGTTCGGCCGCCTGCGCCTCGATCTTGCGGGCACACCCGAACGCAATGAGGCCAATGTCATCATCGCCCTCAACTCGGATGCCGCCTTCGCGGGCGTGCTCGCCTTCGACGATTTCGCCCAAGGTGTCGTCGTGCGCCAGCCGCTGCAGTGGGACAGCGCCAGCACGACGTTCCCGCGCCCCTGGGAGGATGCCGACGACATCCGCACCGCTGAATGGCTGCAACTCCGCGGGATCAACGTGGCCCCTGTCGTGGTCGGCCGCGCCGTCGGTGCCGTCGCGCGCGAGCTGCGCATCCACCCCGTCCGCGACTGGCTTGAGGGTCTGCGCTGGGACGGCACACCTCGGATCGAGACCTGGACCAGCGCCTATCTCGGCGCGGACCCCACGGCGTTCAACCATACCATCGGCGCGCTCTGGCTGATCTCCGCCGTCGCCCGCATCTACCGCCCCGGCGTGAAGGCCGACCACATGCTGATCCTCGAGGGGGCGCAGGGCGCGCGCAAGTCCACTGCGATCAAGGTGCTGGCCGGCGAGGAGTGGTTCACCGACGAATTGCCGGAGCTGGGCTCCAAGGACGCGGCGCTACACATGCAGGGGGTCTGGATCGTCGAGATCGCCGAACTCGACGCCATCGGCCGCGCCGAGGTCTCGCGCATCAAGGCGTTCCTGACCCGCACCACCGACCGCTTCCGCCCACCCTACGGCCGCTACACCGTCGAGGTGCCGCGCCAGTGCGTCTTCGCCGGTACCGTGAACCCCGACACCTATCTGCGCGACGAGACCGGGAACCGCCGCTTCTGGCCGCTGCGCTGCGGGACCATCGACATCGCGGCGCTCGCCCGCGACCGGGACCAACTCTGGGCCGAAGCCGTGCACCGCTTCCGCGCCGGCGCGATCTGGTGGATCGACGACCCGGCGTTGCTGGCGGAAGCCCGCGAGGAACAGGACCGCCGCTACCAGTCCGACGCCTGGGACGACCTGATCGAACATTGGCTGACACACGAGATCCGCGCCGTCTCCGACGGCTTCCCCGACTACGGCAACTCCCGCACCGAGAGCGTGCCGCGCCCGGAGCCGCTGACCGACGTGTCGGTGGGCGAGATACTCGAGGAGGCCATCGGGCTCGAACCCGCCCGCTGGACCCGAGGCGACCAGATGCGCGTCTCGGCCTACCTCAAGGCGAACGGCTGGGAAAGGTACCGGAGGCGCGACGAGGGTAGGCGCGAGGCGACGCGGGAGTGGCGGTATCGGCAAGTTCCGAAGGACGACGGCTCGAAGGGCGTCTGATGCGCGCATTGGGGGCACGTCGATACTACAAAATGCAGAATTTGGGTTGGCAGAGACTAGATGCTGTGGCACACCTACACAGATATACAAAAGGGAGGCCGACGAGATGACGTACCAGGATCGGGTCGCTGCGTGGGTCGCCGAGTGTTTTCCCGCGTCAGCCCGAGTAGATGTGCCTGAGCGATCCCACCGATTCCTTGAGGAAGCGCTTGAGCTCGTTCAGGCAAGTGGATGCACGAAGCAAGACGCTCGGCTGATGGTCGACTATGTCTTTGATCGGCCTGCGGGAGCACAAGAACAAGAGGTCGGCGGCGTGATGGTCACGCTTGCTGCCCTGTGTAACGCGCTCAAATTGTCGATGGACAATGCTGCAGAGAAGGAATTGGCTCGCAACTGGGAGAGGATTGAAGCAATTCGGCACAAGCAGGCTTCAAAGCCCGCTGGTTCTCCTATGCCCCAACGAGTTGAGAATCTTCTGCATGCATCAGTGGCTGACTGATGTTACTTCCCGCTGCCATGCGGGGTCTGCTGAGTGATCGTGTCATTCGGGACCACGCGCTTGAAGGAAATGTGTCTCGTGTTGAATGAGGCAGAAGCCGCCTTAGGCACGGTGAATGCTAAGGCGCTGATTACGATGATCGCCGATATCGAGGCGCAGGAAAACGGCGAAGAGGTGTTGGACTTCATGAACGACATCGCTCAAACCGGCGGCGGTGACACCCTTGAGATTTCGTTCGGGCGCGATTGTCACGCCATCTTCGTGCCGGTCGGAACGCGGTTTCAGAGGGGTCCAGAAGAACGCGTCATCTGGTCGACTGTTCAGCGATTGAAGCTTCTTGCGATAGAGGGATGCGATGGCAGCTGATGGTGGACAGGCCGCCGATTGGTTCTCCAAACCAGGCGACGCCATATGCGCTTTGATGCATCGTCGCGGAGTTAGCGCCGACGATCTGGCAGGGCATCTGGACGGCGGACTCGATGAGGTTCGGGGACTCTTGGATGGTAGCAATCGCATTGACGATCGTTCATCGGCTGTGCTGAGCGAACTGCTCGGAGGAAGCCAGGGCTTCTGGCTGAGGCGCCAAGAGAACTTCGAGAATGCCCTCGCGAGGGCTTTGCATTCCGTAGCAGAACACGCCGGGGACTGGCTGGACCACGTCCCCATGCCTCGGGCGAAAGGTCGAAGACCTACTTCAGCAAGCGCGGTTCTCGAAGAGGTGCGTCGTCGCATGCTCTTCTACAGCGTCCCAACTCTTGCAAGCTGGGAACAAAGATATGGCAGAATATGCACGGACACGCACTTTCGGCGCTCTATGAGTTTCGTACCGCAAGACTCCGCAGTTCTGCTATGGCTGCGGCGCGGCGAACTTGAAGCGGATATTGTTCATACGCGATCTTGGTCACCGGATCAGTTGAGGGAGCGATTGGATCAGATCCGTAAGCTAACCAGGATCAGTCATCCCTCACGCTTTCTTCCGAAGCTGCGCTCACTCTGCGCCGAAGCAGGTGTTGCCGTTGTGGTCGTTAGGACGCCAAAGGGCTGCCATGCCAGCGGAGCGACGCGCCTTGTTTCGCCAGATAAGGCGATGATGCTTCTCAGCTTTCGTCATCGTGCTGACGATCAGTTCTGGTTTACAGTTTTCCATGAGATTGGGCACCTTCTGCTTCATGGTGCCGAGACCTTTGTCGATGGTGACGAGACACCCGATGACGATTTCGAGAAGGAAGCCAATGATTTTGCTCGGCAGTGCATTATCCCGCAAGACCGTGAAGAAGATTTTTGCGGCCTGAAAGCCGACCGAAAGACGATCACAAGGTTTAGCGTCTCGTTGGGCATTGCTCCTGGCTTAACAGTTGGTCAAATGCAGCACCTGGGCAAGATTGAGCATAGTCAGATGAACTTTCTGAAGCGCCGTTGGACGTGGGAAGACATTGAACATGCGGTCGTATAGCATCTAACCCCTAAAATGAACAAAATGGAGTGGCTGTTTCTGCCAGTTGCACAGGGCATCCTCCAGAACAGCCATTCCGACGTGCAGATTATTATCAAGATCGTCGAGCATCTGCTGAAGCTGCGTGGATGAGGTGTTGCTGCCCGCCAACCCGGTAAACAGCAGGTTCGCCCCGCGGCTCGGCCCTGTCGCTCCTTCAAGGTACGCCGACAGCGGCTGCATAGGGACGATGCCGTACCGCGACAGCAGCATCAGGTAATCGAACTTCGCGAGTCGGCCGAAGCTCGGGAGGTTCACGGCACCATACATCGCGCCGAAGCGGTCGTTCGGACCGTTCGCGAGAACGTTCTGGAAAAACGCCTGGTGTCCTTGCGCACCAATCATCCGGACATACTCGCTCACCACGAAACCAGTCGGCCTGTTAGAGCCCGGCCGAAGGCTCTCGTACTTCCTGTGATTTCCGAATTTTCCGCGAATGGCAGTCCAATTGGCGGTCAGCCATGCATCGAAGCTGGCAGGATTTCCGGTGACCGAGGGCCAGTCCCAAACGCCATTGCCAAGCAATCCATAGACGTCGCGCAGTCGCAGCCAGCCAGTATCTGCGGGTTTCGCGAAGTGTGTCATGAGGAACACGAGCCACGCAGCCTCATCGAGATTGCCATTCGCTACATGGAGGGCGACGGCACGCTCTGGATTGAAGAGGGCGTCATGCGGGTCTGCGCGGCGTGGCGAAATGGGACGTGCCTGGATAAGTCTGTAGTAGTCCTCGCGCCGGACGCTGGCGACGATCTGAAGCGCTAATGTGTCACGTGCTCTCGGATCCAAGATGCCCGGCAGCGGGCGGGTGTTTGCCGCGTGTGCAACAAGATCGGCGCTGACTTTTTGGCGTTGCGCATCGCGTGTCGGCCAGATCACTTCGGAGCCCCCTCGCTGACCACCTGAGCACCAGATGACGCTGGCGTTGGACGCTGATTCACAAATGGAAGGTAGACCGGGCTGACAAAGGCTGACCTCAATCCTGACAAGTCTTCGCCTCGGCGTCTGGCCCAGTGCACCTGCAGCAGTCGGGCTATGTCTGACCAGTACTGGCCTTCGATCATATCTTCTGCGCCAAATGCCTCGCCATTTCTGATGCGCACTTCAGCGTCGAGAAGTGCTGGAACAACAAGAAACGGGTCACCGCGAGGCATCTCCGGCATCTCATTCGGCCTTTGATGGCCTTCCTCCATGTATTGCCGTGCGGCATCAATGTACTTGTCATAAAGGTGCATTGAGCCAACGTGATGGATGTAAGTTCCGAGATCTGCGCCGAGGCGGCGCGAAATCATTTCCTGCAGCATCGTAAAGCAGAAAATATCGTGCGGCAGCCCCCAATACGCATCATTCGATCTCATCGTCGCCGACATGTGCAATGCGCCATCGCGAAGGTGAAACTGAAGCGCTGTTGTGCAGGGAATCTCCTTTTTTTCGATCGCAATATCTTCGGCATCAAAAAACTGGATCACGGCGCGCCGACTTCCTGGCTTTTGCGAGAGAAGGGCTATGACGTTTTCAACCTGATTTATGCTGCCGTTCTTTCGAAACAGCCGTGGGCCGTATGCGCCTTGTAGAATCCCATCTACCGCATCATCCTCGTAACGACCGATATACGGCTTGATGAATTCGAGCCGGTCGGACCCCGAAAGATACCACAGAAGTTCTCCGACCGCGCTGAACGGTTTCCCGCGGTCCTCCGAGCGGCTCAATCGAGCTCTTGGCCGCAGAACTCTCAGAGTAACGCCAAGTAGTTCAATGGTGTCTCCCCTCGAGCCACGGTTTTCCGAGCCCTCGGTGAGCAGTTTTTTGTAAAGCTCGATTAGTACATCATCGAGGCTGTTCCCGACTATCTCCATGAAAATACGCTCTCTGCTCGAACCGTGATCCGGCCACTCAGCCTCATGATGTTCTTCCGGTTTCTGGCGGTCAAGCGAAGTTGAGACGGGCCGCGGACATCCTGGCACATCGACAAGACCGAGCACCCACTCGACACCGTGAAGAGGAGAGTCCGCGATTTGGTCCCAACCTCCCCGGTGGTCCCAACCCTGTCCCAACCTCCAGAGGGGGTTGGGGACACGAAAAGCCGTTTGATTTCAACGGTGTCCCCAACCTCACTCCGTGGTCCCAACCTTTTGCTATACATTCATGTGGGAGAACGAAAAACGTGGGGACCATGCTTTTCTATACGAAAAGAGTAGGCCCCCCGTTGGGGACACCGAGGTTGGGACCACATTCGGTCAAGGCATTGACATGGAACGATAAAACGCTGTCCCAACCTCCCCGGAGGTTGGGACCACGCGCCATTAGGTTGGGACCGGGGCCAGGCGAACGCCGTGCGCAGCCCGACGACACGCCCTTGGTCGTTTTCGCTTTGGAAAGAGGTCACCGGATGCTACATCTTGCGGTGACCGAAGCCGAAGGCCCACAGCTTGTGAGCCTTCACGATGAACAGACCGATCCCCACGCAGGAGGTGCGCCCCGACCAGAGGGCCGCTTCTGTTTTTTGCATCCTCGCCCTCGATCTCGGCACGACCACCGGCTGGGCCCTTCGCGGCCATGACGGCCATGACGGCCATGACGGCCAGATCATGAGCGGCACGGCCAGCTTCCGCCCGGGCCGGTTCGACGGCGGCGGCATGCGCTATCTCCGCTTCCAGAACTGGCTCGGCGAGATCGACCGGCTCTCGGGGCCCATCGCCGCGATCTGGTTCGAAGAGGTGCGCCGGCATGCGGGCACGGACGCGAGCCACGTCTATGGGGGTCTGATGGCGACGCTCACGGCGTGGGCGGAGCTCCGCGGTGTGGCCTATGCCGGCGTCCCGGTCGGCGCCATCAAGTGCCACGCGGCCGGTCGCGGCAACGCCGACAAGCCCGCCATGATTGCTGCCGTCACCGCCCGCGGCTTCAAGCCCGCCGACGACAACGAGGCCGACGCCATCGCGCTTCTGCTCTGGGCGATCGAGACGAATGGGGGCGTGTCGTGAGGTGGTGCCCGAAGGGCTACGGTGGCGAGCGCCGGGATCCCGAACGCGTCAAGCGCGACGGCTGGAAGGAACAGGGCCTGCTGGCCGTGGCGATCGACGACGACCGCCTGACCTGGCCCGAGCGCGAACTGGTCCGCCAGCTGGGCGAGCGGCTCTACGGCAAGCTGGAACGGGAGGCACGCCATGAGTGAGTGGACGACAACGCAGGTGCAGGACCGGCTGGAGCTCGCGGCCGATGTGTTCGCCCAGCTTCCAGCCGTGAAGCCGCAGGGCTACTTTTCCGCCTGGCCCGAGTACTTCCACACCTTCGCCGACCAGGTCGGT